GTATTCTTTTGTGTGTCAGTTCTCCATGCTGAAAAAATGTGTTTGTTTTTAAAAGAACAAGGCATTAAAGCGGAGGTCGTCACTGGCACTACCCCCACAAAAGAAAGGGAGCGCATCCTAAACCATTTTGAAAGCGGAAGAATACATGCCCTATGTAATGTAGGCGTGTTGACTGAAGGATGGGATGCGCCCCGCACAGATTGTTTGGCGTTGCTAAGACCGACTCAAAGTCTTGGTCTTTATGTTCAGATGTGTGGACGAGGGATGCGTCAATACCCTGGGAAAGACAATTGTTTGATGTTGGACTATGGTGAGAATATGCAGCGCCACGGTTGTTTGGATGAAGCCATACCCGAAGACGAGGGTGCTCAAGCCAAGATTAAAATATGCGAGAGCTGTTTTGCTGTTAACCCAAGAGCGTTTAAAGAATGTAGAGAATGCGGTGAAACGTTTCCAAAGCCCCAGTCTTTTCACTTTCAACCAGAGAGAAAACCACCTGGCCTAGCCAAGAGCGGTTCTTCTGGCGAAGGCTATGTGTTGTCGGACGAGAAGAAAAACAAGAAAGAAAACATATTTAATGTGAGCAGAGTGTCAGCTCACTCGGTTACTTCCAAGGGCGGCAACTTTTATTGCAAGGTGGTGTTTGAATGCGAGGATATGTTTAATCAATACCAACTGCCTTTTATGTTTGGCCATCCCAAGGCAGATCAGTTTGCTAAATCCAAGTGGAAGAAGATCACCATGGATTTGTTTCCACCGAAGACCGTTAACGAAGCCGTTGAGTTAATCAACAAGAAAGGCGCTTTCAGTCACATTGACGGCATCCTCACCAAAAAGGAAGGCAAGTACGAGAACATTAAAGTAATTTATGCAGGAGAAAGGAGAATAACCTTATGAACATAGTAGAAGAATTTGATAAAGCAGAACAGGCAGGACAAAAACACCGTATGCACATGGGCATGAGCATCATTGGGGACAACCCCAGAAAGCTGTGGCTCATGTTTAGATGGTCGTTTCCGCTGATTGACAATGGCAGAATACTGCGTCTGTTTGATCTGGGCAATCGCATTGAAGACCAAGTGGTGGATGCATTGAAGAAAAGCGCCATCAAAGTATCGGCGTTGGATAAGAACGGCAAACAATATCGATGTTCCGATTTAGCCGGGCATTTGGGAGGGTCCACAGACGGCGTTGTTAAGAATGTTGACCCAGAGAAACCAGAAGAAGTGATGCTTCTGGAAGTCAAATCTGCCAACAACAGTCGGTTCAATGAACTGCAACAAGGAGAAAGCTACGAACAATGGTCTTTTAACTACGCCACACAAATTCAGTGTTATATGGCTTCATTTAACTTGAAGCGTGCTTTGGTGGTTGTATACAACAAAAACGATTCATCGCTTTATACGGAGGTTGTGGAAGCCAGAGAGGGTGTTTTAGAGGAGATGACCAGTAAAGCCCGTAAAATCATTACGGCAACGGAACCGCCAGAGTCTCCATATTCACCCACCGATTATCGAATCAAGAAGTTTATGTCGCCAAAAGAACAGGCCATATATAACCTGGAGAGACTGCCCGATGATGTGAATTGTAGAAACTGCAAGTTCAGTGAGCCAGTCATGGAGGGTGACGGCGGTTGGCGATGCAATAAAAAGAACACAATGTTGGACGAGGAAGCACAACGAAACCATTGCGATGACCACATTTGGTTGCCGGCTCTGGTTAACCTTCCCATTGAAAGCGAAGGCAAAGACGATGTGACTTACATAAGAGGTAAAAGATCCATTACCAATGCCCCCAAATCAAAAGCTGCTATGAACAGCTTTACCAGTGCCGAGATGCGAGAGCTCTCAAAGGTAGATTACGATTCTGATGTAATGAAAAAACTGTTAAGATTCAGAGAAGAGTTTGGAGTGGACACACGATTAGAGGAACTGACAGAAAATGTCTGAACCCAATGAAGAACAGATATTTTTACCTGAGAAGTTTGGTTGCCCAACCTTGATTAGTTTTAGTGGTGGTCGAACATCGGGTTACATGCTTTACAAAATTCTTGAGTCTTACGACTGGACATTGCCTGATGATGTGCATGTGACTTTTGCAAACACAGGCAAAGAAATGCCAGAGACATTGGACTTTATTCATGAGTGCTCAACCAGGTGGGGCGTTAAAGTGCATTGGTTGGAACTCGAAGTGTTTGAAGAGCGGCCCATTTATCGCACCAAAGAAGTCACTTATGAAACAGCCAGTAGAAATGGAGAACCGTTTGAGGCATTGATAGGAAGAAAGAAAATGTTGCCAAACGTGGTGGCTAGGCTGTGCACGATTAAGATGAAGATTGAAGTAATGAATCGATTCATGCGAGCCAAGGGCTATAAAGAGTGGGCGAATGTTGTTGGCCTGAGATACGACGAGCCATCGAGGGTTGCTAAACAAAGAAAACAAAACGATTCAGGCAAAAACAAATGGACATCTTTGGTCCCTTTGTATGATTACAAAATCATGGTAGAAGACGTATCTAGATTTTGGGAAAACCATGAGTTTGATTTAGGCCTGCCCAACCACAATGGTAAAACCCAAGCAGGTAATTGTGATTTGTGTTTTTTAAAAGGCACAAGAACATTGATACAGATTATAAAAGAACGACCAGATTTAGCCGATTGGTGGATTGAGCAAGAACAAAGAATAGCAAAATTAAACAAAGGAACAGAATACGAAAACAAGAAGGTCAGTACCGCAACTTTTAACAAGTCACGCAGTTATACCGACTTGGTTGAAATAGCACGACTCGATGCAAAACAAATATCAATGTTCGATGACGATGGAAGGAGTTGTTTCTGCCATGACTGATAAAAACGATCCAGTCAATCATCCACCACACTACACCCAAGGGGGCATAGAAGCGCTCGATGCCATTGCATCGGCTCTGAGTGCATCTGAGTTTGTCGGCTACCTCAAGGGGCAAATCTTTAAATACATTTGGCGTGCCCCACACAAGGGCAAGACACTTGAGGATTATAAGAAAGCCAGGTTCTATCTGGACATGTTGATTTCCAGAGAGGAGTCTAATCAGGAATCACAAAGAACCGAGGATTCTTCACGATCTCAATAGTGACATCCGGGTACAATGCTTCGACCAGTTTCTTCTTTAGTTTAAACACAGCCGTTTCCACGCCCTTGACATCTTCCACCACCTCTTTTCCGTTTCTTAGTTTGTAACGAAAGTCTGAGATGTAAGTGCATATCTTCTTGCCATTGACTTCACACGGAAACTTGGGTTGTAACTCCAGGTCTTTGACTTCCCCGGCCTTCTCCATCAGTCTGAGCTGTTTGTATCTAGCGGCTTCTAGTTTGCTGTCAAATTTATGGCCATCGTATTCAACACGAATCGCACCGTACTTGCTTCTCCCTCTGCGTCTTCGCATTAGATTCCCATAAGCTTTTCAAGTTCTTTCTGTCGCAACAGAACTGCCGCTGAACCTTCTGGATCTCTTCGGGCTTTGTCTCTGGCCGTTAATCTTTTGCCTGGAACCACTGGTGGCGTAAAGGTAGGCCCACTTACACCTGGCAACGTCGGTCTGATTTCTTCTATAAACGATTGTCTAAGTTCTTCTTCTGGGAACCTCGCTCCTTCTTTTTGTAGCTCTCTTTCAATTTGATAAGCGGACGGATAATAAGGAATGAACGTTCGGTTCATGATCATTTCTGGGTTAGAAATCTTCTTCTCTTTAAGCACTTCATAAATTTCATTTTCACCCGTTCCCATTGCTTTCGCATCTTCAATAGCCATTGATAAGTCTTTCATGGACTGGAACCTAGCTTCATTGGTTTTCATCAATGCTCTAACATGTTCTTCTGGATCCAATATATTTGGATTGCTTACAGCAGCCGTGTAATAAGAAACTGCTTCTCGCATCTCTTCTTTGGCATCAAGCGCCCTAAAACCAAGCGTTCTTTCAATGGTGGGCTTAATGGTTTTCAACCCTGTAAAAGATTCAGCTATTTGCCCGTAAGTATTTGGTCTAATTCCTTTTGAGTTTAAAGGCGCATCTACAAGACCAAGCGAATTTAATGTTGCTCTAGGTAGGTCTTTCCAAAACAAAGGACCCATGTCTCCAGGTCTTCCAGGCTTTAGTGTAGCCGGCAAAATCGGAGGCGCAGCAGAATTAACAACGTGAGCAATTATTTTTCCAGTCACCAAACCAGCGTCATCGGTTGAGTTCCATATTTTTTGAGCAGACCCCGATGCATAGGTTACATTTCTTGAAATGTCTAAACCAATGTTGGTTGCAATCGAAGCGCCAACAAAAGGTTCTAAGTATTCTATGATTGCCCCAGGATTGTCTCTTGTTCCCACAATACCTTGCATCAATATTTCAGTTAGTTTGTCGCCTCTGGCTTCTCCATTTTGCACCGCATTAAAAACGGCGTTTATAGGTGCTCTTAGGTATTCGTATGGGTTGGTATAAGAATAGTTAAAAAACTCTACAACATTGCCATCTTTATCGGTTCGCATTGGAATAAGATCTGCGTTCTTTTCCCAAGGCGCTGCAAAACTTCTTTTGTAGGCCTGTACTTGCTCGTCGTCAGCACCCGTCATGTACTTACCAAACTCGTAGGTTGCTTTTGGAATACCATACATGACTGCCATGTT